TTGATAGCTGTATCAATTAAACCATCACGGCCCGCCATTTGGTGAAAGAAAAATTCAGTAGGACGAAGACCTTTAATATAAGAACTGGAAATAAAACCACGCGCGGTCGGCGTGTCATCAAATTGATGAAAATGAGGTAAAGTTCTGTTATTCACTTTCTTTGCAATTCTTTTATTGTTCATATTCGTTTGTCCTACTAAACTGGATACACTACCTAATTGTTCTAATTTACCTTTAGCACCTGAATCAACCATGACAAAGAAATTATTACTAGAATTAATAGAATCCATAACAATTTTACCCATATTACCTGCATGTGCTGACAACATAGTACCCACGTTATCTTCAAAAATACTTTCATCTAATAATCCAGGATGATTTTCTTGTTCTGTAATTAAATGCTTAATCTCTATCATTAATTTATTTGTTTTATCTTTGATGTCAGATAAGATCTTATTATCTACAATACAATCTTTCAATCCAACTGAAAATCCTTTCTTGTGTAACCATGATAAAATTACTTTTTGCAAATTATCAATAAAATCTCTGGTTTTTTCACCACCATATTGATCATAAATTGTACCTAAAAATCCATTGGCATTATTCAAAATACCTTGATTAACTTTACCAGATTTGTATTCACCATTCTCTACATTAATTTTTCCTGTTGTCAAATTAATATTAGGAATTAAATAACTCATTAGTTCATAAGTACTAGAAGGAGATTTTTCTACATTGGTAATATCAATGTTTAATGTGTTCATTAATGTTTTCATTACGCGATTCCATGTTAGTTTTTGATCTGATTCTGTAAATAAGTAACTACCTAAAACACCATCTTGACGTAATTCAATAATAGGTTCTGTATTTCTGGGTGAAATAATTAAATTTGTTACATTCGCTAACATTGATAATTCTACTACGGATTGGATAGTTTGTGGAACGAAGATATTCATTTCATCGCCATCAAAATCAGCATTATATGGTTTGCACGCAGATGGATTCATTCTAAATGTAGAAAATTTATTATTCATTGTTACTACTACACGATGTCCCATCATACTTAGTTTGTGCAAACTAGGTTGACGATTAAATAATACATAATCACCATCAATTAAATGTCTTTCTACTACATCTCCATATTGTAATTTAATTGGGCGACTTCTATAACGAACATCATACACTACACCATTTTTCTTAATAATTTTAATAATTCCTGGATATACATCTCTTCCATTTTTTACTAATTTATTTAAATTTTCATAATTTTCAGGGGTAACTACTTCTGGAAAAGGGATACTCATTGCGATTTTTAACGGAATTCCTACTTCATCAATACCAATAGAAGGATCTGAAGTAATTACTGCGCGACCTGATCCTTCTACACGCTTACCATTCAGATTTTGACGAATCCGTCCTGTTTTTCCTGAAATTCTTTCTGCAATTGATTTGGTAGGACGACCTCCTGTTTTTTGTTGAGACGTTGGTAAATTTATATCTTCATTATTATAATATGTACCAATATGATACTGTAAATTACGAATGTAATCTTCACTATATTTAACATCTTCTCCAGTATTTGTTGACGATTCTTTATCCAAAATTTTTCTCACTTTAATATTACTTTTTACAATATCCGCTAATTTATGCGTCAATGTATCTTCAAATGCAGTTGTAGATAAAAAATCTCTTTTTGCAGGTGGACGAATTGCAATTGGTGGAATTGGAAAATTAATAATAATCATATCTTCAGGACGCGCCTTTGCTGTATCAAATCCCATAATCTGATAATCCAAATCTGAAATATTCTTCATAATATTATAAATAATTTTGGGTTTTAATACTTCAATTACTCGCTTTTTTCCAGTATCACCACCACCTTCTTCTTCGGTTACTCCTGTTAATTCTGTTTCCGCTTGTAATTGAATAATTCCTGAAGTTGCTGATAATTTTTTGGTAATGATTGGTACTGGTGATCCACACGCGTAATCTTGTCTTTGACAATATTTAATACCTGATGTTAATTTTCTAATTTCTGCAAATCTTACTTTACCATATTTATTACGAATAACTGTATTAATTTCATCAATTGATTTATTAATTAATAGTTTTGAACATCTAATGCAAACACATCCCAAAATATTTTTAATTGTTCCTAAAAATCCGAGGTGATATACTGGTTCTGCTAATTCTGTATGTCCAAAATGCCCAGGACAATTTTTATATTCCATGCCACATGTGGCGCATAAAATTGTACTATCTGCTGTTCCTAATCTAGGATCAACTAAACCACCTCTTTTAGGTTCCATTAAATCATAAGTTTCTGCAATATTAATTCCATATGTATCATTGATGGCAGATGCTCGTTTAATTTCACCATTTCCATATAACGTAAATTCTATACGATCTATGTTTGTGATTTCATCAAATCTTTCTGTCATACTATTCTTTTGTTTTATTTATACTCGTTATACTTTTAAATAAAAGTAAATATTTTATTTATCAATTTTATATATTTATTTTTTTATATCTTTCTTAGAAAATTGATAAAAACAATATAAAAGAATTAAGATACTTATTATAATAAGAAATGACTACATTAGCAAAAAAACAGGCAGAAGTAGTAGATTCTTCTAAATATCAATTTAATACTCCCTGGCATTTATGGTATCATCATGAATTAGATAATTGGAAAACTACTGGATATCGTAATATTTTTACAATAAATACGATTAAAGATTTTTGGGATTTACATAGTAACTTTGAATATATAGGAGGTATTAATAATCAAAATTTTTTCTTAATGAGAGATGGTATAAATCCAATATGGGAAGATCCTAAAAATAGAAATGGTGGATGTTGGTCAATTAAATTAACAGAGACGTCAAGAAATTTTATGATTTGGCAAAAACTTGCGATTCGAATTTTAGGAGAAAATATGTTTAAAGATCCTAAATTAGATGAACAAAAAATTATTACTGGATTATCAATCAATTTAAGAAATTCGAATACAACGATTATTAAAATTTGGAATAGTGATACAAAATATAATTCAATTAAATTATTACAAGATGATATAACTAAAGAATTTGGTTATAATATTATTTATAAAAAGAATAATATTGAATATTAAAAATATTGAATATTAAAAATATTGAATATTTTTATTTTTTTACAGGAAATATATAATTATATATTCCACCAAAGAATCCGTCAGTGGGTGCATTTTTTACATCCTCAATTGCTTTCATTTGCTCCTGAACTGATTTTGCAAAATCATTAGATGGTTGAAATAGAGATGGTTTTGAAAATGATGATCCTGGTAGAGAATAATAAAATTTACCTTTACCATTCATATATGCTGCTTTACCAGTAAAACCACTCCATGTATCAGTATCAAAAATTATCTTATCAGAATCTACTTTTCCTGCTAAAATATATCCATCTTTATCTAAAGAACCATCTTTTAATTTTGTTTTTTTATTATCTGTATAATAATAACTATCTAGAAAATTGTATTTAAGTGCAATATTTGGATCATCTAAACCTGTTACTTTTATACGATATGATTTTTCAGTATCTCCTATTGTTAATGCGGTTGGTTTAGCATTAATATCTTTATTTGCCCATGTTGTAAATAAATTTGATTTTAGTTTTAATTTTAGTTGATCTGTTATTATTAATTTACCATCTTTACCTACGACAGTCATATCTTTATTATAATTATAATAATTTAATGTTGGATCTCCATCAGGGCATGTACATGGGTTCTCTGGATCACCTGTACTTAATGCGACTATATCTTTGTCTATTGGAGTTGGTGTACCTTTATCATCTTTAAGAGCTCCACCAGAGACATCACATCCATGTAATTTTGCTTTGGGATCTCCTTTGACAGAAGTTAATTTACTATCACCGCCTATCCATTTATATTTTTTATATGGATTATCTTTTAAATTTACAGATGTTTTATCTTCTGCTTCCCATAATTTAGTATTTGTAAAATCTTGTCCTTCATCTGGGTCTGTAACATAACTATATCCTTCTTTTTGAAGTTTAGTTAAACAACAACATTTAGGTATAAATCCCATAAATTTTTTTGCTGCATCTTCATTTGCTTTCCTCATTGCAATTGTCTGTGCACCACCTTTTTTACTTGAATCAGGTTTACATTTATCTTTAAAATTTTTATCTTTGTCTACACCTGGACATTCACAAGGATTACATTTTATTGCTGCATTACATAAAATTTGTATTTCTGAACGCATACTTGTTTTAAAATCAACTATATTATTTTTATATGATTCCATATCCTCTGGATATAAAGGTTCACTACCTCCTACACCATTTTTAAACATTAATGTATCCTGTGTTAATTGATAGAATTTTTTCAAAAAACCTGGTCCACTAACAGTATATATATCTACTAATCCCTGAACACCTAAAACTGGAGCGCCTGTCCATAAAAAAGCACGTTCTGCTGACACATATGCAAAATACAATAATATTATAAATACAACAAGTATCACCCATTGAATTATTGGATGACCTAATGTATAACTATATAATTTATCATTACTTATCATATTTTTTATATCTGATGATGAACCACCTCTCATAATAATTTGAGGATTTGGTATATGAATATATATTAATATTAATACTAATAAAACTAATACTAATATTGAATAATTTGTTAATGAATTACTATTTTTCATAATTTAATTTTTGAAAAAAACTTATCAAATAATTATATATTTATTGTTCTATATAATTATTTATCTATTTTAATTATTTAACGATATTATATACGATTTGTCACTATTTAATACTTTAATTATCATATTACAGTAACTTATAATTTAACTTGTGGTACACCTTCACATAGTTTTTTATTACCATCTATTTCGTCTTTTGTTAAATAAGAATTATTTGGACCATAATCTCCAACACCACAGCATGAACATGGTGCAAACATATTACAAAATAATTTTGTATATGGTTCATAATCAATTCCAAGTGCTTTTACAAATAATGAATATTCTTGTGCTTCTGGTTCTAATGGTTTATAAACCTTATTTTTAATTTCTACGGTTCTTTTTCCAAATGCAGTTAAAAATGCTTTTCCTGATTCATAAAATGAAACCTTTGTTACTAAATGGGATTGATATCCATAATATATATTAAATATTATCAAAAATACAAAAAGAAAATATACTAAATATCTCATTTGAAATAAAAATGGTGTTCCAGGTGGATATCTAGCAGCACCACCAAATTGTCTAAACCCACCACCTCTCATTACAGATGTTCCTGTAAAATCATTCATATTCATAAAACAATACGCTGCAATTACTATAATAATTATTAATATTGGCAATTTATCAATTATTTGTTTCATTAATTTATCATTAAATAATTTCTTATTCATATAATATTTTTTGAAAATTAATTTGATTTTTATTCTGAATAAAGATTTATATCATACCCTCCTGTATAATACATATTATTTCCGCCTACTGTTCTAGAAGATCTTAATTCATCAATTAATGATGTATCAGTATGTCTTAATTCAATTGTTTTATTTATTACATTAATTCCCAATAATTTAAATAATTTATCACCATTTTGAATAATTAGATATATAACTCCTATGCTAATTACAAAACATAAAATATAAAAAAATATATTTATACCTGAAAGTTGAGAACCTACATTTTCATCTTGACGCAATTTTGTTATATCTGTAACAGATCCAGTTGCACTAGATCCAGTTGCACTAGATCCAGCACTAGATGGATCACTCGATGCATTTTCTATTAATGATTTACTATTCAGTGTAAGTGGTTTTAGACTTATGACTCTATTATAAAATGATTCAAATATTGATGGTTCTTTATTATTTTCTTTATTATCTTTTTTTTTACATAACATTGATACTATTAAATTATTTGTATTATTATATATTTTATATTCACTTAATTTTACATCATGATTTATTTTTGGTATTAACTTTATTGTTTTTACTGTTGAATTTAATATTTTTTCATATAATGATTTTTCTTTCATATTATTTGCATATTTTGACTGAACAATATTTTTATAATTTTCATTTATTGATCCAAATTGATCATATATATTATTATATATACATATTATAAATATTATGACAATAATTCCTAATAATATATTTTTATCCATATATTATTATGAGTTAAATAATTGACACATTGATTTTATATCTGTATTATTAATATTATCATTAATAAATTTTACTTTTTCTTCTTTTGACATTGCTCGATAACTATCTAAAAAAATATTAATTTTTTGATTTTTTGACATTAACATACCTCGTGAAAGTAAACCATTTGCTATTATAAATATCATTAACAAAAATCCTAAAATTATACATAAAAATCCAACTGAGCTCATATTATAAATTAATATATTATTTTTCAGTTTCTTTTTTCTTTCTCTTTACTCTCTTCTCTTTTTCTTCTTTCTTTTCATCTTTCTTTTCCTGCGCTTTCTGTTTCCTATTTATCTTTCTAATTTCTTTTTGTTTCTCTTCTATTAAATCTGTATAAAATGAATATCCCTGTAATAAACAATCAGCTAAATCATCTTTTTTTGAATACTCATTTAAAAATAATTTCCATTCTTCTGTTATTAATGATAGTGTTAAATCTATAGATTTTTTCTTACCATCTTTATATGTTAATTTAGTTTTTGTTATATTTTCTTCTTTGATTTCTTCTTTAATTTCTTTACTATCTTCTTTAATATCAGGTAAAAATAATTTATTCTTTCTTCCTGGTGATATTAATTTAATATTATTTACTGATAATATCTTTTCATCAATAATTTTTCTAATCAAAAACCATGCATATAATGTATCTGCAATCGCTTTCATTTTTGGATTTTTAAATGTAGGTTGGTTTTCTATTAGTAAATACACAAAAGGTTCAAATTTCATTAAATCTAGTTTTTCTATTAATTTTACTTTTAATGATTGTGTTTCTAAATCATTAGAATATAATTTTGGTCCATGTTTTTCACACATGTATTTATTTGTTAATTTAACATCTATATTATATTTCGCTTTATCATAACATTTTTCTACATTACAAAAATGTTTTACTCTAAGTTTTTTACAATGATCCATACAATAATATTTTTCTTCATAGTCATAAAATCCATCTTTATCACAAAATGAACACTTTTCTAAAGATAAATTAATAATTCCCCATTGTATAATGGTAAGGTTAATTTTGTGTGTATTTTCATCTTCTACGTACTCAGATAAATTATATGCAAGATGTTTTATACCCACATCCCATGATAAAATACGCGTTGATTGCATATAAATATAGACGTTATATATTTATATATATATATTTCTAATTAAATATTGCTATATCTGGTTTTAGATTTTTTATCAAATTAATTGTTTCACTATCAATGTTTTCACATAAATATATTGTTTTAATATTAAGACTATTATCTTTACCATTATATAATTGTGTTCCACCATATTCTGTAATTAAATTTACATTATATGGATATAAATATGATATTCTATCCAAGATACTTACTATCTCCCAAGATTCATAATTTTTCTGTAATATAAGTAAAGTATTTATTTTTTCATCTTCTAGAAAATTTTGTATTGTTTCTAATTGTTCTGGTTCTGATGTTGCAAACCAATAATTACCTTGATATATCATTTTAATTAATTATTATATTATATAATTAATTAAAATATCAATTTTTTTTTTCAATAATATCTTTGAATCTAAATCTTGGTTCTAATTTGTAATCTTTTATTTTCTCTAAAAACTCTTCTTTCTTTTTTGGATTTGATGGTACTTCCGATACATGTTTTCCTACTGCAAATAATACACATACTTCGTATTTTTTAGTATCTAATTTTAATATTTTTGCAACCGCGTGTTTTTTAAACCCCTCCATTGGACAACTTGCAATTTTTAATTCTGTTGCAGCCGCTAATCCAAATCCTAATGCAAGATACGCTTGTTGTTTTGCCCAACCAATTGTTGTTGGTAAAGAATGTAGATAACCTAATATTGATGGTTTCTTTTCATCACCGTGCGTTTGTTTAATATATTCATTCATTCGCGCGACCAAATCTTTATACACACAAAATACAAATAGTGTATGACATTCTGATACTTGTGCTTGATTATAACACACTGGACGTAATTTTTCTTTTATTTCTTTATCTTGAATTTCATATACATGATATGGTTGCATACCATATGAACTTGGTGCATTTATAATTGCATCTTTAATTGGTTTAATATTTACATAACCTGGTGCAAAATGTTTTTCTGCTCGTCTCCATTTTAAATTATTTAAAAAAGTGTTTTCCATACTTATTTATTATAAATTAAATTTTTAATTTTGCTTGAATCTCAGACATCCATTCAATTGCCATATCTTTAGTACCACCTAAAAAATATTGTGTACCGTCTGTGATATCCCATCCTGCACCTTTCCATGAAGGAATGACAAAATTAGATGGACCTTCTTTATAAACACCAATATTTACAATTTTGAGAATAACTTTATGGGTAAGACCATTTACGACTACAATATAAATACTATTGTTTTGCATTTTGTTAAATATTAAAGATATAATAATATAATAGTTTTTCAATTTTTTATAAACAATTTATAAATTATACTATATTAATTCCTTTTTCAATATATAATTGTGTTATATTTGTTTCTATATTTTCAGGAACATTAATATCTGCTAATATACTTTCAATCATATCTAAATGATATAGTTCTTTTATTTGTTCTTCAAGATAATTTTTATGTTTTTCTTTTACTCGCTGTAAAGCTGATTTATAAGTATTATATGCATTAGGATACGCTTCTCCATTTTCTATTATAATATAAACAAAATTCATTGTTAATAATTATATAATATATTAAAAATGAAACAAAGAATTATTATACCGAGTAGTGCCAAATTTAAGAACTCTTCTAAAAGAAGAGTTCTTAAATTTGTTTAGCACAAACGCTACAAGTCAAGCCTTGCTTAATTTAAGAACGGAGTTCTTAAATTAATCACTTGACGGTACAAAATGAATTTATGAAAAAAATGGAATTAGATGCTAATTGGGAAGATGAAACTGAATACATTTGGGCACTGATTCATTATCAACAATATAATTATAAATTTAGATATGTAAAAAAATTTGTTAAACATTCAGATGAAAACTTGTTAAATGCAAAAATAATAATTAATTATTTTTCACATCGATATGGTATTCGTTATGAGGATGGTTTAGAGGTTTTATCTGATTTTGCTGAAAAAATGTTTTATATATTAACGTAAAGTATCAAATTTCAATTCATAATCATATTTATCAACAATATATTATTCTGATAATTTTTCTTTTATACAGTATTTACAGTATATTTTTTATATTATCTAATATATATGTTAAGAAAATACATATTAAATAATAATTTTTCTGGAGGTATAAATCCAGATATAATTCCAATGTGTACTTATTTACAACAATTTAAAGAAAATAGTGATGATAATAGAGGATTTTCAATAAATTTAGCTAATTTATTTTTTATTAAAAGATTAAAAGAAATAAATCTAACATTTATTATTTCAGATTTAGAAAGATGGTCTAATAATATAAAAATGACTAATGACCCAATAAAATCATATAATTTACATATGGATATAATTAGAGAGAAAGTATTTAGAATTAATAATAATAATGAAATATTAATTGATTGGGATAATTTACCTAAAAATTCAGATGCGATTGATATGTTATATTCATTACGAGAATGTATAATAACATTATCTTTATTAACAGTATCAAAAATATTTGAATTATCAAGAGATGGTGATAAAATTAATATTGGAAATTCACCAACTAGAGTAATAAAAAAAACTAACACTAATGCTGTTATTATGGGATCTTTAACATTATTTAGTGATATTGATATATCAATACAATCAAAAAATGCATCTGGATATATTGCAGTTATTGAAGATTTATGGCAAATGCATAGAGACTGGTTTAATAATGAAATATGGAAAGTTGATTTATATGGAGATTTTACACAAATTGGAAATTATTATATGGATACACATTATTTTAATAAAAGTATTATTATAGAAATGTTAATATTAGCAGTTTGTTCATTTATAAAAGTTAATGATATGGCTGAAACAGATACCCAATTATTACAAAAATTAGTAGAATGGTGTATAGATAGTCAAGGATTATATACTACATTTGATAAAATAATGAATTATGCTATAAATAAAATGAAAACAATTGATAAAACTAATCGAGAATTATATTATAATAAATTAGCAGAAGCTGAAAAATTTCAAATAAATATAATAAATAAATTTAAAAAGTGTGAAATGTCTGAAGAATTAAATGATTTATTAGGCGAATGTATTATTAAATTAGGTGATGCAAATTTATACAAAGAAGAAAACTATATATTAACATCAACTGTAATTTATATTGTTAAAATTGAACAAGGACAAGACTTAACAAAAAATAAGTGTAATCCATTATATACATCAGTTGCAAATTGTTCATTAGGGTTATATACATATATTCTAAGTGCAATTGAACAATTAGGTTATATGTTACATAAAAAATATCACAGTAAATTATCATGTTCTTTACCACAAGGTAAATATTTTGGAAGATTTATAAGATCAATTGGTCATGCAAATAATTCAATGGGAATTTTATCTACAATGACTAAAAATCCAAAATATACTAAAACATTCGATGTAATAGCTGAAATAGACCGTCTTAAAAAAACAAGAAGTAAAGAAAAAAATGATGATACAACATGTCCATTTGATTATGATTTATATGATCATGCACTAGAATTATTTGAATAAAATAATGAATAACATGTATATTTATTATATTAACAATATATAATTATATTTTTTATTATAATGATATATTATGATAAAAAAATATATTCTTTGTAGAGGATCAGATACAAAAAAAGAATATTCTAATAATATTCTTAAAATTACTAGATATAATAATGTTGATACTATTTATATAAATTCAGGTCCAGAAAATCTATTAAATATAGATACTAATTTATTAACTGTATCGGGTAATTTAATAATTAGTAATAATGAATTAACAACTAGTGGTACACAAATAAATTTTACTGGTATAAGTGATGCTAGTACGCCACCCCCAGGAATGTTAGATGATGCAAATGTTCCTATTCCAATGGGAGGAATGACTTTTAATTTTTTTGGTACAAATGCAGGTAATAATATGTATTGGAATTCAAATTGTGCTATAACAATTGGAGCAATGCCAGCATATCTAGTAAGTATTTCTCGCAATACAATACCTGCAATATTACTTGGTAATTATGATAGAATATTAAGAAAATTATCATATATAAATACAACTAATTCTTATTTTTCAATTACTACATTATATCCACATTTTTATAATTATTATACTGATAATATAAGTACTGCATCATTTTATACTTGGCGTGTAAGACTTATTAAAGAAAATATTAATTCTAGACGCCAATTTATAGAAGTCTGTGTTGGTCCTGCATCCATACCAACACCTGGTTATTCTTCTGCAATTAGAACATATCCTAGTGGTTTAGAT